TTTTCGTAAACCCCGCCATGTCGGCAAACCCCGCAACGGCACGGCACCATCCGCGCAACCCGCAACCGGATCACGATGCCCCCCGACAAACAGGAATGAATAGTGGTCGAAAACCGTCGAACCCCGAAAGATCCAGCCGTGAAACACGGTCGGGAACCAAGCGGTTGAATCGTGGGGTTAATGGTGCCCGGGGGCGGATTTGAACCACCGACACGAGGATTTTCAGTCCGCGCCTATTCTCAATGAGCCAGACATTTACAGGATCAGGCAGTGTCAAACCACTGACCGCAGATCAAGAACTTACACCAAAGATGTCAAACCGCGTTTTACCGATCTAACCACGAAAAACGCCGCGTCCGGTGCAGCGGATCACGGCGTTCACTCAAAACCAAAGGCCCCCCGGCCTTCGCCCAAATATACCCCCAAACCACAATCCGATGCAATAGCGCGTTTTGCCAAAGATAGGCACAAGCGCATGTCGCGGATGCTAGGCTATTGCCTGACGCTCGGCTCGCCAAAAGCATGGGCAGATTTCAGTATTGTCGCATCGGCTCGCCTGACGCGCATCGAACGCGCATCGCTGGCCTTTGCGGCCCTGAATTCCCTGAATGGCGAACAGGCTCGCATGACGGCGGCCGCCGCTTTAGGCGCAGCCGGTGAACCACTACCGCCATTCCTCGGCGCGATGGATGAAGCCCGGGACTGGGCCGCTTTGGCCAGTGCAGCAGAGCTGGACGCCTACTGCCTCGCCGCATTCAGGTATATGGCACCAGCCCGGCAGGCCGCGTTCCTGCGCTTCGTGCAGCGGAGGGCAGCGGCATGACGGAACGGGAACTGGACGAAATCCTGACGATCTACTGGCCGCGCGTTCTGCGTCGGGTGATGGCACCTGGCGGCAATGAATGGGCGCGCGGCTTTGCCCGCTCGATCGCGCGGCACGGCAAGCGGCCGGGCTGGAAGCCCAGCCCGAAACAGGCGTGGATCATGCGCCGGATGGTGCAGGAGCTTTTCAACCGAGATGAGGAACCGGAACTGATCGAGAGGTGAAAGAAAGCCCGCCGATAAACTGGCGGGCTGGCGCGGTGCCTGGCTTTCACGGGTTAGCCGGGGGTACCGCGTGATTGTGCTACCGGGTAACGGGCCATAGCACAAGGGGTAGCTATTCCGCTTGAAGCGGTCTCCCAAAGCCCCAAGGCCCCGCTGCCACCCTCAGGCGGCGAACATGTGGGAGCGGACCGAGCCGAGGGAAAGGCAGGTCTGACCTAAGCGGCGGCCCGGCTCCGATGAGCAGGCAAGATCGTGGCGGTCAGGGCGGGAGGTGGGGTTTCATCCCCTGCCACAGTAACCCGCTTTCTGACCATCACAGCGAACCCTCACCAATGAGCAGAAGCACATCAGAGGAACAGCCAAGCGATGAACAGGAAAGGAGACAGCACAGGCAGCAGCACCTCTGGGCCGACCCAGCGGGTCCTGCGTAGGCTGTATATATACGGGTCGGCTAGGCGCGACGTTTCAGGCCGTGCAAGAAAAACCAATGGGCTAAAAAAATGAGGATCGTTCAGGAACTGCCTGGGATCGAGCGCGAAAGGCCGGTGCACTGCATCGGCGGCTCCGACCTGTGCGACCTGTTCGACATCACCCCGGCCATGCTCACCCAGCTGGTCAAGCGCGGCATCGCGATCCGGCTGGGGCGCAACTCCTATGACCTGGAACAATCAACCCGCAACTACGTCAAGCACCTGCGCGGCGTGGCCAGCGGGCGCGGCAGCGACGAACACAGCCTGACGTTGACCGGAGAACGCGCCCGCCTTGCCCGTGCCCAGGCCGACGCCCAGGAGCTGAAGAACGCTGCCCTGCGCAAGGAACTGGTCAAGGCCGACGAGGTGGAACGGCGCTGGTCGGACATTCTGCGCAACCTGCGCGCCCGCATCCTTGCCGTGCCATCGCGCCTGCGCGGTGCCCTCGATCTTTCCCCCGAACAGGTGGCCCGGATTGACCGCGAACTGCGCGATGCGCTGGCCGAGCTTGGCCGGGGAGACGTGGCCGAGGGACAGAATGACGACGCTTGACGAAATCACCGCCCGCGCGCTCACCGCCCTGGTGCCGCCGCCGCGTCTGCGCCTGTCTGACTGGATCGAGGCGAACATCGTCCTGCCCGAAGGCGTCTCGGCCCAGCCCGGCCCGGTGCGGCTGTGGCCCTTTCAGCGCGAGATCGCCGACGCGATCGGGGATCCCCTGATCGAGCGGGTGACGCTGGTCAAGCCGGTGCGGGTGGGCTTCACCACGCTGCTGACCTCGGCGCTTGCATCTTTCATCGCCAACGAGCCCGCGCCGATCCTGTGCCTGCTGCCGGCCGAGGCCGATTGCCGCGATTACATGGTCAGCGACGTGGAGCCGATCTTTGCCGCAACGCCCGCCGTGGCCCGCGCCCTGTCCGACGATCGCGAGGAAGGCGAGCGCAACACGCTGCTGTCGCGCCGCTTTGCCGGCGGATCGCTCAAGGTGGTGGCCGCCCGCGCGCCGCGCAACCTGCGCCGGCACAATGCCCGCGTGCTGTTCATAGACGAGGCCGACGGCATGGAGGCCACGGCCGAGGGCTCGCCGATCCTGTTGGCCGAGCGGCGCACCCTGTCCTTCCCGGATCGCAAGATCGTGCTGGGCTCGACCCCGGTGCACGAAGCCACCAGCCACGTTCTGCGCGCCTGGGCGGCGTCCGATCAGCGCATCTTCGAGGTGCCTTGCCCCGAATGCGGCGCGTTCTCTGAAATCACCTGGGAACATATCGTCTGGGACGAAGGCCGCCCCGAAACCGCGCGCTGGCGCTGCCCCCATTGCGCCGCCGAGACGCCCGAGCGCCACAAGCCCGAGATGGTCGCCGCCGGGCAATGGCGCGCCCTGCACCCCGAAGTGGAGGGCCATGCGGGCTTTCGCCTCAACGCCCTGGTCAGCCTGCACGCCAATGCCGCCTGGCCGAAGCTGGTGGCCGAGTTTCTGGCGGTCAGGGACGATCCGCTGACCTTGCAGACCTTCGTCAACACCATCCTTGCCCAGGGCTGGCGCGGCGAGGGCGACGAACTGGACGAAGAGGCGCTGGCCGGCCGGGCCGAGCAATGGGGACTCGACCGCCTGCCCGAAGAGGTGCTGGCGCTGACGGCGGGCTGTGACGTGCAGCACGACCGGCTGGAAGTCACCCTTGCCGGCTGGGCCGAGGATGGCACCGCCTTCATCCTCGGCCACAAGGTGATCTGGGGCGCATGGGACGCGCCCGAGACCTGGGCGGAACTGGACGGCCTGCTGCGCCAGAGCTTCGCCCACGCCCTGGGCGGCAGGCTGGGCGTGGACGCGGCGGCGGTGGATGCGGGCGACGGCACCACCATGCAGGCGGTGACGGCGTTCTGCACCCCGCGCACGCGCCGCAAGGTGCTGGCGATCAAGGGCGCGCCCGGCAACCGCCCGCCGATCGAGCGCGCGGGTTCACGCACCAGATCAGGCGCGCGGCTGTGGATCGTGGGGGTGGACACGCTGAAAACCCAGCTGTTCGCCCGGCTGTCGCGCGAAGGGCTGGTGCGGTTCTCGGCCGACCTGCCGCCGGTGTGGTTCGAGCAGTTGACCAGCGAGCGCGCCGTGGTGCGCTACCGGCGCGGCCAGCCGGTGCGCAGCTTCGAGCGCATTCCCGGCAAGCGCGCCGAGGCGCTGGACTGCACCATCTATGCCATGGCCGCGCGCCAGATCGTCAATATCGACTGGCACCGCCGCCGCGCCGAGCTGACCGGCAAGGCCCCGCCGCCCGCGCGCCCCGCGCCGGTGCTGCGCTCGAACTGGATGAAACGGCGGTGATCGGCAAAGAGAAAGCCCGCCGGGCTTGTCATGGCCATGGCGGGCTTGCCACACGCGGTGGTCTTGAGGCTCAACGCTCACGCGCGAGCTGACGGCTACAATATAGGCAGGCATTGCCTAACAGTCAATGAACATCGCGCCCAGTCACAACCCAAGCGCAACCCTGATGCAATCCAGCACGCGGGCGAAATCATCACCGGAGATTTTCGGCCGGATATACTTGCGCTTGCCGTATTGATCGCGATCGGTGCGGAACAGATCGAGGCGCTCGAAACTGACGGTCGCGAGCATGTCGGCCTTCACCCACATTTCCATGGCCGGAAAATTCGGCAGCGGTTGCCGAATGGTGATCCTGCAATGGTAGTCGCATACCCGTTGCGGTTCGGTGGTGCTGAGCGGAACCACGGTAAGAAGTTTGGTGCGATGGCGCAGACGGGGCGAGACCGCCAGAACCGGGCGGCGCTTGACCATTTCCGGCGGTTTGAAACCTCCCTTGGAATAGTCGCACAGCAGCAGGGTGCGGGGCGGCACGTCATACTTGATCGGCATGGATCAACCGCCCTTCCTGAGCCGCACCCCCGGCCCGCCGCCATTCTCGGCGATGAACTCGATTCCGGCGGTTTCCAGGGCGGCGCGGATAGCCGCAGCGGTTTCGGCGCGACCGCCAACCGGGCCGTCTGTCGTTTCGAGCCGTGCAATCGTTGGATAGGATACCCCGGACGCCTTGGCCAAGTCCCTTTGTGACCAGTCAAGGAGCGCACGGGCAGCTTTTACCTGCCGTATTGATATTTTTTCTATTGACATATGCCTGCCCGATACATGATATGAAAACTATCATACCACACCGGGAGACCGAGACAATGCCCAAAGACCGCGTTTGCGCGACCGATACCGTTTTGCCTGGCGTCAGCCGCCGCAGCCTGCTGGCCGCGCCCATGGTGCTGCTGCCGAGCAATACCTTAGCAAGGCCGGAAAGCCAGATCATGCGCCTGTTCCGCCAGCATGAGCGCCTGAGAGGGCTCCACGAGATAGCTTGGAAAGCTGGCGATGAAGCCGCCGAAGACCGCCTTTATGACCGGATGGAAATCATAGAAGAAAAGATAATGGCCATCCCCAGTGCTGGCGCCGCCGACTTTGCGGCCAAGGTGATTCTCGACACCGCCCGGGGGAGCCTGTTCTCCGACTGGGAGACCGGCGAAGTGTGGATCGAGGCACGAAAGTTGACAGGTTGCCGGCTGCACTGATCTTGAACCAAGAAATATATGATAACCGCAAGATCGCGTTGCTAGCAGCACTTGACGAGAGATCATATTGATGACTATAAGATATCACGATGATTTCATTATCAAGGGCCGACGCCATGACCACGATCGAGAATTACCCGCTGACTACCGCTGAACTCGCCAAGTTTCTCGACGTCACTGTTGGGGCATTGCGAAACTGGCAAACAAGGTACGGGTTGCTGAAATCGTGTACCAGTGGAACTGGGAAACCCGCGGAATTCCGATTTCGTGACGCTCTTTCTGCCGTGGTAGCCAAAAAGCTTATATCAGCTCGCTTCCCGGCGGAACGGGTCTGTGGATATGTAGACACCTTCCGCCCCGGTTTACCTGAATTCACACTTGGCGAAGATATTCGAGTGGCGGTTTCAGGCAGCGAAATAAAGAACTCCGGCGACCCGGCGCACGATATTTTTCTCACCTTCAACCTGGAAGCTGACGGATGGCGGTTGGCCGAATTTATCGCCGACATCATCGAAGACAAGATGGGCAAGGCCGTGGCCGATCTGGCGCGCGCTGAATTCAAGGCAGCGGTTGAGAAGGTGCGTAAAGACAAAGGGGCCTCAGACTAATGAGAGCCATTTCCGCCCCACGCTTTTTGAACAAGCTGTTTCGCCGCTCTGGGATTGAATCGGCGGGCGGCGGTCGCCGCTGGGAAGGGACGGCTGTGATCGGCACGGCTGTGATCGGCAATGCGGCACGATCGACGATTGTCGCGCGTGGGGTAGTCGAAAGGCGCGCTGCCGCCGCCTACACAAACAACCCTCTGGCCGCCAGCGCGGTTGAAAAATGGGCGTCGGCCCTGATTGGTACCGGCTGGAACGCGAGATCGCGGCACCCAGATCAGGTTATTGCCCGCCGCCTCAACAATGAATTTGAAGAAATGGTTCGCCCGATACTGTTACCGCTGGCGCGGGCACTGGTTCGCGATGGCGAGGCATTTGTTCAGCTGATCGTCACCAACACCGGCAAGCTGCGGCTCAAGCTGATCGCCCCTGACCAGATCGACAGCGCCTTGACCCGTGATCTGGGCGAAGGGCGGCGGATCGTTGCCGGGATCGAGTTTGACGCAGCCGAACAGGTGCAGGCCTATCACGTTTATCGCGACCCACCGGGGGCGATATTCGCCAGTTACAGCGCGCCGGTGCGAATACCCGCAACCGATATTCTGCACATCTATGACCGCCTGTTTCCGGGGCAGGTGCGCGGGCTTTCGTGGCTGTCACCCGTGCTGCTCAAGCTGCGCGACCGTGATGAAGCATCCGATGCGATGTTGATGCGCGAAAAGGTGGCGGCACTGGTGACCGGCTTTATCCGTGACCCGGATGGCACCGCCGCCGGGTTTGATGGCCTGGCAGCCGGCGGAGCTCTGAACGTATCGCTGGAGCCAGGGGCGATGCGTATTCTGCCGCCCAATGCTGACGTGATATTTTCCAATACCACCGCTGGCCTTACCCAATCGACCGAGTTTCTGCGCGGTCAGGATCACGAGATCGCCGCCGGCGTCGGCCTGACTTATGAGGCCCTGACCGGCGACATGAGCCGCACCAATTATTCAAGCGCCCGCGTCAACCTGCTGGAATTCCGCCGCCGCGCCGAAATGCTGCAAAAGGCGTTGATCGAGGGGCAATTCCTGCGCCCGCTCTGGCACCGTTGGATCGACGTGATGGTGCTGGCGGGCGATCTACCGGGCGATCCAGCCCAGGGCGCAGACCTGCGCGCCGTGCGCTTTGTGCCCCCAGGCTGGCAGTGGGTTGACCCGCAAAAAGAGGTCAGCGCCGATATTGCCGCGATCGATGCCGGCCTGAAATCCCGCGAAGAGGTGGTGGCCGCGCGTGGCCGCGACATTGACGAACTGGACGCCGAAATCGCGCGCGCCAAGGAAGCAGGCCAATGACCATACAGCTACGCACACTTGCCCCGCAGCCTGCCACGCTGGACCCCAATACGCGCACTGTGGAGGCAATCGTTTCTACCGGCGCGGATGTGCAGCGCGGCGGCTACATCGAGCGCCTGCCGCTGCAAAATGCCGACCTTTCCCGCCTGATCGGCGCGCCGGTTCTGGACGGGCATCTTGCGGCCTCAACCCGCAACCAGCTCGGGGTGGTTACTGCCGCTGAAATCAGCGCCGAAGGGTTGTGGGTCAAGATCCTCTTTCGCAGCAACAGCCCCGCACAATCAGTGCTGGCGGATGTGCAGAACGGGACCCTGCGCGGCCTGTCAATTGGCTACACTGTCGAGGGCTGGCAGGACACGCGCGAGGGCGGCAAGCGCATCCGCACCGCAAAGAAATGGACGCCGATAGAAGTGTCCATTGTTCCGATCCCGGCCGATCCCGGGGCCCATTTCCGCAAAGGAGTAATTCACATGGACACCGACGAGCAGACTATCGAGCGGCCAGAAGAGCCGCCGACCGAAACCCGCGCCGAAGAAAACGCGGAAATCCGCGCCATTGCCGAGACGGCCGGATTGACCCGCGCTTGGGCGGATGAGCAGATCGACGCCGAAACCCCGCTTGACGAGGTACGCCGCGCCGCTCTCAGGGCTATGCAGACCCGCAGCGCCGAGACCGCGCCGCGCACCGCCCGCGCCCGGATTACTCAGGATCACACCGATCCGGCCGTGCTGATCGAGAGAGCGGGCGAAGCGCTCTACGCCCGGTCGCACCCGGACCACGAATTGAGCGCCCCGGCACGCCAGTTTGCCGGCATGACGCTCCCCGAGCTTGCCCGTGATGTGCTGCACCGCCATGGGGTTTCCACCACCGCGATGACAGCCGACACGCTGGTGACACGCGCCCTGACGACGACAAGCGACTATCCCGAAATTCTGGGCAATGCGATGGGGCGCACTCTGCGCCGGGCTTATGACGCTGCCCCGAGCGGCGCACGCCAGCTTGCCCGCCAGACCACGGCCAAGGATTTCCGTGCCAAGAAATCGATCATGATGGGGGCAGCCCCAACGCTGAACAAGGTTCTGGAAAATGGCGAATACGAATATGGCACGATCGACGAATCGGCCGAAAGCTACAAGGTCGAGACCTTCGGAAAAATCTTCGGTGTGTCGCGTCAGGCCCAGGTGAATGACAATCTCGGGGCATTCGATCGTGTTTCCGAAAAGATGGGCGCAGCCGCCAAGGCTTTCGAGGCTTCCCAGATCGCAAGCCAGATCGTTTCCAATCCGAAATTGAGCGACGGCAAGAACGTGTTTGACGCGGCTGCGCACAGCAACCAGTCGGCATCCTCTGGCAGTACCGTGGCCAGTATCACCGCCGACCTGAACACCGCGCGTCTGGCCATGCGTCGCCAGAAGGGCCTTGCAGGCGAGCCGATCAACGTAACGCCGAAATTTGTTCTGGTGCCACCCGAGCTGGAAACGGCGATGGAGCAGGCGATTTCCACTGTGCAGGCCACCAAGACCAGTGACACCAACCCCTTTGCCTCGCTCGCGCTGATCGTTGACCCGCGCCTGACCAACGCCAGCCAGTGGTATCTGGCCGCCGACCCCTCTCAGATCGATGGACTGGAATATGCCTATCTTGAGGGCACGCCAGGGCCGCAAATCGAAACCAAGATTCGGCTTTGAAGTGGATGGCCTCCTTATCAAGGTGCGCCTCGATTTCGGGGCGGGCTGGATCGACTATCGTGGCTGGTATCGGGTGGGCTGATGGCTCTGGACCTCACCGAACTGACATCCCTGCGCGATGGGCTGGTCCGCGCCCGCGCGCGGGGCATGCGGTCGGTTTTCTATGACGGCAAGCGGGTGGAGTACGGCTCGGACGCGGAAATGGCCGCAGCCATTGCCGATCTGGAACGCCGGATCGCCGCCCAGGAAAACCGAGGCATTCGCACGGTGCGAATCTCAACTTCGAAAGGACTATCATGAAAAACTATGTGCAAGACGGTGACGCGATCACCTTCACCGCAGCCGCAAACGTGACCGCCGGCGATGGCGTCCTGCAAGGAGCGTTATTCGGGGTAGCAACAACAAATGCAGTCATGGGCGAGGATTTTATCGCTCTTGTCGAAGGGGTCTTTGATCTACCCAAGGGCACCGGCGCAATTACCAAGGGTGCAAAGGTTTACTGGAACGCCAACGCCGCCCAGATCACCACGACGGCAACCGGCAACACGCTGATCGGGGCCGCAACCGAAGCCGCTACATCTGGCGCCCCAACCGCCCGCGTGCGCCTCAACGGCACCGTCTAAACGCCTTCTGAACACGGTTGGCGATCAGGACGGAGGATCAAATGCCCAGTGCGAACCTCAATATAAGCGTCATCGAAAGGCGGATGCTGAGCCAGGCTGAGGCAGCGCACTATACCGGGCTTGCCGCCAGATACTTCAAGGCGGTTTGCCCGGTGCCGCCGGTGGAAATGCGGCCAGGCAAATTCCTGTGGGACAAGCGGGATCTGGACAAGTGGATTGATGCAAAAAAGGAAGGGGCCGAGGTGGCGACGCAAAGCGCCATTCTTGCCAAGCTGGAATGACGCGGATCAGAGTAAAAGGCTTCAAGATATTCAACGACCGGCACGGCAAGCCGCGTTGCTACCATCGCGCAACGGGACACAAGATCGACCTGAGGAAAGCCCCGCTTGGTTCAGCAGAATTTTTTGCCGAATGCGCCCGTATCTCGGCTCTTGCCGAAGCCAGGAAAGCACAAACTCCCAAGCCCGGAACACTTGGCGGGCTGATTTCTTTCTACTTCCAGACCGAGCATTTCGGTAATCTGGCGAATGCGACGAAACGCGACTATCGCAAATGCGCTGACTTTTTGCACCCGATCCGTGACACGCCAGTTTCCGCAATCACAACGCCGCTGATTTCGGGCATTCACGACAGGGCGGCAATCAAGATCGGTTGGCGGCGGGCAAATATGGTTCGCACATTCCTTGGCCAAGTGTTTCGCTACGCCATTCCCAAAGGGCTGATCGACCGAGACTATACTGTGGGCGTCATACCCAAGCCCCGCCCAAAAGATCGGCCATATGCCAACCGGCCGTGGACACCCGAGGAATGCGCTGTTGTGCTGGATAGGGCCCAGCCCCATGTCCGGGTAGCTCTTGCGCTGATCATGAATACCGGGCTCGATCCTTCTGACGCGCTCAGGCTGACTCGCCGTCAGATCGACGGCAATACGATCTGGGGCGTTCGTGGCAAGACCGGTCAAGAAATTGCCATTCCCATCGGGCCGACGCTGCAAGCCGCTTTAGACGCCGCACCGCCCCACGATGCGGTTACGATCCTTGCATCCTCAAGGGGGAAGCCCTGGACTTACGATGGTTTTTCAACTGTCTGGCACCGCTTCAAGAAAAAGCTGGAAGCAGATGGCGTAGTGCAGCACGGCCTGACCCTCAAGGGCCTGCGCCATACGGTGGCCACAACGTTACGCGAGGCCGGCCTCGATGAACGCCAGATTGCAGACCTGCTGGGACAGAAAACCCCTGCGATGGCCCGCCACTATTCACGCTCGGCCAACCTCGCCAACCGCAACCGGATCACGATGGAAACCCTAGAAAAGGAGAACGAACGCAGATCGAAAAATGTCAAACCCTTCAAGAAAAACGTCAAACCCTGAAAGGTTCAAAAATGAAAACCGAACAGTACCAAGAGGTTGAATGGTGCCCGGGGGCGGATTTGAACCACCGACACGAGGATTTTCAGTCCACTGCTCTACCCCTGAGCTACCCGGGCACGGGAAGGCATATCGCCTTGGGTCGCGCACATTTAGGCCAGCACGCGCA